GCGGCGGCGAGCGTCACCGTCACGGCACACGAGACTTCGAGATCGGCGAAGTAGGCGATGTCGTTCCCTCGCGGGCCCTTCTGTTTCGCCGTGAGCGTCACGGCGCCCGCGAGCGCGCTCGCGGTGACCGGCCAGTCGCTCATTTTGTTGATCGCCGCGGCGACGGCCGTCGATATCGCGGAGACCGTATCCGTCGCGGCGACGGGGACGAAGATCACCTCGCCGCCGACGAAAACGCGGACCGTGCTCGCCTTCGACGCGGGGCCCGAGCCGAAGGTGATCGTCCCGCTCGCCGCCTGACCGGCGCTCTCGGTCGCCGCGATGCCGAAGAGCCGGCAAAGCGGATTCGCCGTGAGGGCGGCGCGAGCCATGCGGAAGAGCTCGCTTCCGGCGCCGAAGAGATCGCGGGCGTCGTCGACGCTCGCAATCTGGTAGGGCGTCGCGACGGTCGCGACGCCCGTGCTCGTCTTGTTCCCGTAGAGCATCACCCGCGAGTCGATCGCGGCTCCGCTCGCCTGTCCGACGCCGAGCGTCACCTTGACGTAGGCGCCCGGAACCTTGTTGGACGTATCGAGGATCGTCGCCATCACTCCCCCTCGCCCGGATCGGGCTCGCCGTTGGGCTCGTCGCCGAGCTCGCCTTCGGGCTCGACGTCGACGACGACTTCGAGATCACCCTTCGCGATCGCTCGCCGGATCTCGGCGGTGTTCGCGATCTCGATCGGCCCCGAGGCGACGTAGGCGACGCCGTCGCCGATCGAATGGTAGGCGTCGGGCGAGCCGGCCGGAGCCTGGGTCAGTCCGACGAAGTCGCCCGGCATTCCGCCGGGCTTCGGATAGGCACGTCCGGGGACGGCTCGCACACGGATCGAATCCATGCGGCGAGGATCGAAGCGCGCCCGCTTCGCCGCCGTCACGGCGGAGGATCGGGGCCTTCGACGAGCTCTTCGACGAGGTCGATCCCCTCGACCGAATAGACCGCGTCGAGATCGACGAGCGCGGCGAGACCGTCGACGTCCGCGAGCTCGGCGACCTCTTCGCGTGTCCGATGCGTGAGCGTGATCGTCCCCTGGAATCCCGGATATACTTGCCGCTCGTCGACGGGGAGCTCGTAGCGCACGGTCGGGGAGAGCGATTGCACGGCGAGCACGTCGGCCGCTTCGAGGAGGTTCGCGCCCGAGCTCACCTTCGGGTGGGAGCCGCGGAGCGCGATCGGGACGAGCGTCGCCCACACGGCGCGAAGGAGCGGCCATCGATCGGCGTATCGGTCCCGCGGCGTTGCCGTGGCGATGTATTCGATCCGGATCGTCGCTTGCTCGACGGTCCGAGCTCCCACCTGCACCCGCTGATCGGAGAGCCGATACACGGCGAGGCTCGGGAGCTTCGTCGCGGGAATGTGCTCGATCCGGATCGGCCACGGGTGGATCGACTCGATCGCCCTCGCCCCGTCGAGCTCCTCGCGGAGATCGAGGTTGACGCCCGCCCCGAGGAGCGCGACGAGCGCGGCGACCTGACGATCGATTGCCGCGTCGAGAGTCATCGGCGCACGATCCCGATCGAGCGCGTCGCCGCCCGATGCGTTTCGAGGGTCCCGTCTCGACCGTCGAGCACGGTCGCGATCTTCGGGCGGAGCCCTTCGAGCTCGCTCGCGAAGAGGGCGTCGAAGCGCTTCGCCGCCGCGGCGAACGTCTCGAAGTCGCCGGCTCGCGTGATCGCGAGCGTGTAGAGGTGCGCGCACGCGCCGTAAAGCACGGCCCGCCGGAGCTCGGTCACGTCCGCGAGGTCGGCTTCGAGCACGGGGACGGGGAGCCGTGCGAGGTGATCGACGACTCGGTCGAGCGCGTGCTTCCGGGCCGGTAGCGCGCTCTCCCATGCGGGCGGAAGGAGCCCGATCCCACCTCGAAGCGCGCCCCCGAGGTATTCGTCGAGCTGCGCGTCGGTTAGCACCTCTTCGACGTCGATCGTCGCCGCCATCAGAATCCCGCCTTCCTGCACGCGAGCGCGATCGCCGCGTCCATCTTCGACCGTAGGATCGGAAGCGCGGCTTCCGCCGCTGGCTTGATGAATGGTTGCGCCTTCGTCCCGGGATGCTCGACGTGTCGAGCGAACGACCAGCCCGAGAAGCCCCTACCCTTGCGCCCCCTGCGCGGGATGCGCCCGCCCCGCGCGTATCCGAGGAAGCGCGGACCGATGAAACCTTGCGCGGGCCACCGGAGCGCCATCCGTCGCACGGGGACGATCTCGTGAGGCTCGGTCCCGAGCTCGACGTACGAAGCGTAGCTCGCCCCGACGCCGAATCCGCCTTCGAGCGTCTCGGCGAGGAAGCCTCCCGACGTCGCGAGAGCCTTGATCGATCCGCGTAGCGGGTGTCCCGGGTTCTTTCCCTCGGGCGCGAGATCCCGCGCACGTTGGGCGGCGATCTCGGATACGTCGAGAAGAGCCCCGGCGACCTCTTGATCGATCAGGCTCCCGAGCCGGATGATCGACGCGGCGAGGCGCTCGACGTCGACGTCGAGCCGGAAGGTCATCGCCGGATCGGCTTGCGGGCCGGCTTCGAGGGCTCCGTAGCCGCCCACCGGCGAGGCTCCGCGGGCTCGACGAGCGGCGCGGGATTCGGAGGTGCGGGATCGCCCTTCGCGGCGCGGAAGCGCTCGGCGACCTCGGGCGGGAGATCGAGCGGGACGCCGGCGGGCGGAGCCCACCCGGCGGGATAGGGCCCGTCCCACGGCTCGAAGGTGAGCTCGGCGGCGCCGAGCACGAAGAGCCGATGCGCGATCGCTCCCACGGCGGGCGTCGTCGAGACGCCGCCTCGGAAGCTGATCGGACCGAAGTTGCCGTTGAAGTCGTCGCGACGGTGACGGAGCCGCCATGCGCCGATCACGATTCCGTTAGCGTCACGGGGGAGGGCGGAGATCGGATCGGGCATGGCTGGGGCTTCCTTCTTCGTCACGCGCTACCGCGATCAGGCGGGCGCGATCTCCTTCGCGCGGGCGGCGGCGAGCGTCGAGCCGAGCGCCAATCCGCCGTACCAGTTGATGCGCCACCCGGCCTTGTTGCTCGCCTGGATCTGGCCGAGATCGTACATGCGGAAGCCGAGGATCGAGGTCTGGTAGGGATCGAGATCCGCCGGCATCGACGAGCCGCCGAGCGCGCCCATGTAGACGCCGGTCTCGGGTGCGAGGCTCGCGAGGTAGACGCTCGAAAGCGTCCCGTTCGATCCGCCCTTCGACTCGTCCACCGCGATGTTGTCGTTCCGGAGGATCGGGATCCCGTCGTGCGCCATGAAGCGCTGTCCGCCGACGACGGCCTCGGGCGTCACGCCGCCGAGCGCTCGGCAGAGCTTCGCATAGGACCGAACGAGCGAGCTCGGCATGATGTAGAAGAGGTTCTCACGCACCTTCACGGAATCGCGGAGCTCGTCCATGATCTCGAAGCTGAGGGCGTCGCCGTCCGTTCCCGCCGACGCGCGGACCTGCGACGGCGCGACGATCTTCTTGAGCCCGTCGAATTCGTGCGACGAGCTCGCGAAGTTCACCGTGAGCGTCTGATCCCTCGTCGCGTCCGAGACGTCGAGCGTCACGACGACGTACTTCGACGGGTTCTCGGACGTGAGCGTGTACGTCCCGTCCGCCGCGCACGTCACGTCGGCGCCGAAGTGCATGTCACCGGGGGCGCGGAAGGCGAGCTTCGTCCCCGAGTGCGTGTATCGCAGTAGGCCGAGACCGTGGCGATACGAATCGAGCCACGGGCCGGCGACGATCGTGTCGACGTAGGCGCCCGTGTCGGCGGCCGAGACCGTGATCGTTCCGGCGTAGGCGCCATTGATCACGTCGTCCGCAATCATGCGGCCCGCCGCCTTCAGCTTCATGCGGAGCTGCGTTCGATACGCGCTCTCGCCGGCGTGATCGTTGGCGAAATTCTCGATGTAGAAATCGCCGCCGGCCCACCGCTTCGGGACCTTGATCACCTCCTCGGATCCCGTCGACTCGGAGATCGTCGGGT